ATCTAATGTATGAAAAGTGTGCAAACAGCCTGGTTTATCTGGGTTGGGTGCATTCTTGGAGGAATTGGATTCTATGTCTTGCGCTGATAGCGCTGAAATTATTCAATTCACACACTGATCTCAAGCGAAGAAGTCTGTCGTCACTCAGTGTGCAACACCAAACTCACAGTTTGACTTTGATGTGGGAGGTTTGGTGTGGAGGATCACTTGCATGGTCAATGGCTATTGTTGGCTTTTCCCGTACATTTTAGCTTTTGACTGGTTTTTCGAGGATCCCCTTACATTCGCTTAGAGTTTATTGAGCTTGGAGGAAATATAGAATTTGTTGTCAGTAGCAATGTGAAATTTCCCTCCCGCTATTTCTAATAACATGAGTGAGTGAATTGAATGATTGTTGGGTATAAGGAGTTTGGACGCTGGAGAATTCTTTGAATGATGTTCCGAACTCTTGGTGGGGGTTTAACCTCTTTATTCTGTGACTGAAATAGATGAGAATAGAGGTCTTGCAAATTGCCATGCATATATTGCTATTCGAAAAGGTGTGGCAAAATAGTGAAGGAATATTAATGAACTTTACCAGATACTGCAAGGAACCCAACCACCTTAAATTGTGAAGTAAGTGGAGGAAGTTAAGTCAACTAAAGTCGAGGAATAAGTTGCTCCACAGGCTGAGATCTTCTCTACTGCAATTCACCTGTGCTTACCTAAGAAGAAAAATTACGCTGATTTTGAGCAGAAATTCAAGAAGCAAGTAGTTGTCTATAAGAACAGGAATTGCGTAGCTTTTGAGACTTTGAACGAAGCGGCGAAGTGTTAGAAGACCTTTAGCAAATTCTTCAATGCAAAGTGTACCTTATGGGAAGATAAAGAAACTCTCTGACAGGCTAGATTTGAAGATAAGGAATATATCTAGTCATGAAAGAAAACTGCGAGGAAATATCGAGAGAAAAGTAAAGCTCCTGAAGTTTCTCGCGTCAGAGTGAAGTTGAGCTATAAGGCCCCTGTTTAGAGAGGTAAGAATTTCATCCCCACAGTGAAGAATTAGATTCAAAAGGTCGTCTGCAAGCTTAAGAAGTTGGAGGTCATATCTCACCCGATTCCCGGAGAGTTAGAATGGATTTCTTTAATGATAAGCAACTGGAGGATGCCGGATCTTTTGGATCGATTAGATTGGTCTGCTGATATGGAGATGTAACTAGACACTGGGACTATTAGCTCTTAAAGCTTGGCGATGCTGTAATGAAGTTTCCCCTTCCTGTTCAAAGGTGACTTAGAGTACGAGGAGATTAAGGTAACTAAAAAGATCTGGGTTCCAAAGACTGTCCCTAATGTGCAAGTAGAGTTTGTTGAAGAAGAAGAGAAATTCTATTTAGGATAGAAGGACAAAATTAAACTGGAACCATTAGAAGACGATTGTGGTTATAACTTCATCTGGGACAGGATTTTGTTATCTAAGCTAATCCCAGATGATGTGTGAGATATTAATGTTTCCGAATTGTGTCTGAGATTCTTGGTATTAAACAGCTTCAAATAACTACAGTTGCAAAATAGTTACCTCTGTGAGAGCTCGTTGGGTTTGGCACTCGTATGTCAAGATTATGTAATCACTCAGTTCGGCATATTTAAGCGTGATTAGGCGAAGAATCCTTGGAATATAGTATGTGCACCCTGCAAAGTTACAATCACCAAGGACTACATCATAATAGATGGTGCTTAAAACCTGAAGGGCTGGGTAAGTTGAACTTTCGATGGAGTTGTCAGTGAAGTCATGACCAAAGAGTTCGACTTGAATTACAATGAGGATTATCTTCAAGTGAAGTGGAAAGCAGTACGAGTAGATTGAGATGGCCATTCTTACTATGTTTCAGAGTATGGGTTTGTATTAGGAACGACTGGAATGTTCGGAGACAGGTTTGTGCCCGGCATATTGGAGGTTGATGGCGTATATTAGAGCTGTTATCTTTTGGGGGAGTTATACCTATCTCATCTTGATGGTACCGACTTGCAAATCTTAGCTGTTCCTGAACTTAAGTAGAATGGGCTATATGTATCTTATTGCTTAGCCAAGGAAAACAAATATGAGTGCACTTGAATGCCTTATCATAAGAAAGACCGTGTTGGAAATATGTTCATCAACTATGCATCTGATTGCGCTGTCTATTAAGTTAATGGGAAATTCTATAACATATATGCTTGATTCGGAGTCTCTGAAGATGGTAATTTGAGCTGATATATCTATGACTTTGTCAAAGATCAGTATAAGCTAGACGATCCTTCGGTTCAAGATTTTTATAAGCAATTTTCCTTCGATGATTGGATGTAGAGCGGACTTTTTGACAATGAGTATTCTTGTGTTAAGTCCACTTATATATGGTAAAATCTTATGGTAAAGTCTCGTACTCCTTTCAAGTTCCTCCTTCATGGACCAGTAGGCGAAGATTTCTAATTCCTGTTTCCTGGTATAACTTAGGGGTCTAGGATGTGAGAGTAGGCGCCTTTGAAAGACATCTAAGTAGCCTCCGTTCCTTTGAAGTAAGATGTCAGAGCAAGACTCGACCGAGGGGATGACTTAGTGGACTACAATGGACTCGTTCAATCGCTGGTGGACTCTGATGACTTCCGGACCGAAAAATGAGGATATCTATAATGATAATTATTCGGACGATCCTAAAACATCAGTCCCGAAGATCTATCTAAAAGCCCTGAGGAATTAGATAAGAAGTGGAATGCCTGAGGGGTTGGTGTAGGAGAGTGAGCGAGGTATGACTATTCTGCAGAGAAGTACATCTTAGACTTTCTGACATGAATGGAGTAGGATGTCTAAAACAAGGTGTATCAACCATATGCATAGCACATCCATAAATTTCCTAGAGATCTTATGTTCCATTGATATTTGGTCAAAAACTTTGCAGATCTCTGTCTGGCTAGCTCTGTGGTACCGCGCCCTGTCCCTATTCTTCAGCCTTAAAAGTGAATCAGGTGAATCCATTGGCATTCAGTTGGTGTATTGGTGTCTGTTCTGATCTTAATTTTCTACACTCTGTTTAGTCTCTTTTCTCGTAGTGAGAATGTTGCGATGAATGAAGAGTGGGATAATGAAGATATAACTTAAGGAGGAGTTGTTGCTCAATACCACTAAGATGAACCTGAAGTTTTAGACTATGAAGGGCAGTTTAACACAGACTTAGTGCAATCGAGCTTAGGAACCGTCTAGCCTGATGATGAGCTAGTTATCTTTTTGAAATAGGGTGAAATCTTGAAACCTCTAAAGATAGTTAGCTAAGCTATGTTGGGTAGTAGTCACAATATTAGTGAGATTGGAGATAGCTTATTTTAGGAGGAGGTCATAGAAATGATCAAGGTGGACGTGTAAGTGCGGTAACATTATAACAAGAATCTAACTGATCAATTTGTGGAAATGCTGGGTTCAATCCTTTATAATCTTTTTCTCTTGTGTTAATTCACTTTCCTTTCTCTCCAGGCTCTTACTCGATGGGCACTTAGTCGATCTATTCAGGAATATGCTATTTTTGGACTGGCAGTGTCTCTAGGGCTCAACAAGTCTGCTTGTAAGAAAGTGGATCCAAGGAAGTTGATGGGCAGAAGTTTCAGATTTCTGGTGTAGGTGTCTCCCTTTAGGGAATGATTAGCAATAAACAAGGGTTGAATCTTGGATCTCTATGACCAGTGTCCCAGAAGTTTCTTAGCGAAGGATGATGATCTCAAGAAGAGGGATGGAAAAGCTAAAATCTTTTATGCTGACGGTAGGTTCAGATCTAGTGTGACTGGCTGACTTCATCCCCAATTCGCTGAGTAGTGCTCTAAATCAGGGGTCTGTTTCTCGAGAGAAGAGATAGATCAAGGTCTGTAGAGGGAACACGGTGGACACAGCAACTTAAGAAGCCTGATAGATCGCCTATATGCTAGATCTCTAAATACTGCCATCCAGTACCAACAGGACGGCGATGTGCTGGTAGACGTGGGAAGTAAATTTAAACAATTTTTCAAGTTGATGGACGCTGTACTAGTTGGAGGAGGGCAAAATTAAGTCCACTTGTGCGATGACCCTCGCTATTTTGATTTCTCACTACATTATGATGCTATTGCTATCAGACCAGTGGTAGGGAGTTACGATGAGGTGTACTATAGGGATAATGGTGATTGTAAATTTAAAGGGCAGTATGTTGTATTCAAGTGTACGCTAGAGGATTTCCTTTCTAACAAGTTTAAGAGAGTTAGAGATCACTTGAGTAAAAACGGCCAATTTACTTTAATTATGAACGACGTCCATTATTATCTCTAAGACTTGCCTGTCTTACCCGGAGTGTGAATGTTAATTAGCGGCCTATCTTTTGAGTCTGTAACTGGTTGATATTTGTTGCCTTTGGGCGAAGGTGAATATAGCGTTTATGTTCGAGATGGGCTTAGCTGGATTAATATGAGAACTAACGGCACAAACCATGTCTATTGCCATCCTAATCGGTAAATTCTTAACAGTGAGGTGTGCATAGATCTGGGACATCTTCGAGTGTTCTGGGGCCGATATTCTCTAGAATCCTATAATCATGACTTCTGTAACGCTCCTATCTTTTCAAATGATCACGGTTTCGTTTTCTCCTGATTTATCAGTTAGGCACTTACTGAAAGTGAGAAACAAAGTATACGGTTCAGAAATTCATTTGAAGAGATCATGGATAAAGAACACGACGAAGATTACTGAGTATTAACCTGTAGAGGCGAGGACATCCTTGACTTGGTGCACCTTAACTCTTAGATATTCAAGGCAGATTTCTATAAAGGATATTAAGTAGTTAATTGATGGAAGGTGCTGTGTTCTCTTATCCCTCTGATATTTTCGCTTTTGCTGTATACTTGGAGTGTTCACACATTACTGGCAGACTTGGTACAATCCCTCGAATTAAGTCCAATAGATCATCTAGCATTATTAATATTGTTCTTGTTGTTCTATCTTCTGTCCATTTACTTAAAATGACATCATCTAATAATGTAGTTTATGGGCAAGATAAACTTTTATGATGAGGATGGTCCTTGAGGAGATGAATTTTCTGGTTATCCTCATTTCATTCCTCTTTAAATGAGACGGCAAGAATTGTATATGGTGGGATCTAAAGGGTTTTGATGATAGGATTGCTTGGATTTTGAAATTGAAGAGTTATCTTGGAATTCCAAGCATTAAAGTATAAAGTTGCCATAGGTGGGAGATCCTTGTTAGCCTAGGGAGGTTGAATATTACTACCACAAAGAACCTTTGGTACTATCTGAGTTTTAATGTTTGTAGATGCAAGATGAGCTAGACTACAATAACTAATCCCTAGATTAACTTAATGAGTGCTTGAGTAGACACTGAGATGTTCATCCTCGCAGTCGTAAAGTCTTATAAACCGGTTACGAAGTTGTAAAGGCTGGTGAAAGTTTCCAAAGTTATGAGTATGACTCCAAATCTGTTATGAATAGTTACTATGCTTTTATTAACCGTCATAACAGTAACGTGCTTAAGCCTGACTTGGGAATGGTGGCAAATCTAAAAGCTTTTACTTCTGGGTTCTTCTAAAGACTGGTCTAGAATTTTGATAGAGAGATAGAGTTCGTGGATCCAGTGGTGTGGCTCTAAGGTAAAGTAAGCTGGAGTAGTCACAAGAAGAATAGATATTTCCAAAATCTTAAATAACAGTTGTCTGCTACTGATTCTAATCAATTAAAGGCTCATTTTACAACTATGGTGAAAAATGGTGAGGTTTACAATAAGCTTTAGAGTCAGAGTGTTGACCAGATGCCTGAGAGACCGAGAAATATCTTTAATCCTTCCGAAGAGGGTTGTGGTTTGCTTGCATATATCTAACAGTACATCTTCCAGGACTTCAAATCTATCCACTCAAATGGTTGACTGGGATTACCCGAATTCGTGCATGGCCTATCTAGTGATGGATTAAAAGACAGAGTGAAGTATTTGTTGGGGGACAAACCTAGTTAATATCATTCTATCTCAATGGATGGGTCTGCTTTCGATTCTAATCAAAGTTATCCAGTCTAGGAAGCCGTGGATTAGGTATTCTGGCAGTGTTACCGGCCCTGATTGCTGTAGATCCTGAAAGTTGTGTCTGACAATTTACCTGGCTGAATCCCTGATATTTCTCGTTTATGCGATTTGATTATTAGTGCAGCAACTGATTTCATGTTCGATGTCTATGTACCCACTCCCGGCTTAGTAGGAAAATTCAATAAACCTCGGGACTTATAGACCCAAGAATATGCGCATTTCAAAATGAGAGGAACAACTTTTTCAGGCCACCCTACTCTGACTACTTTGGGTAATACTTTAAGAACTATTTGTTATGCCAAATTTGCCAGTTATTAGAGCAGATTACCTTGTAAGCTTTTGGCAGCTGGAGATGATTTGGTCTGCTGGGTGGAAGCTGGGCAAGAACAAAACTTCATATCTGGGTTCGAGTAATATGTGAGTTGTTGAGATAAAAGCATTGAACGACACGCTTTGGGTTAAGTGGTGAAGACATTTGCTGTTAATCCATGGTGGCAGATAGACTTTTGTTCCAAATTTGCGACTCATGTAGGAGACTTGAACGGTTATGAAGGGTGGTATCTATTTTGAGACCCTGCTAAGTTCTTTTTCTAGAAGCAATTCTATAATGGGAGTAATAGGCAGTTTTAGGTGAATCCTGGGCTCCATTGTTAGGCTATCAGGGAGAGTGTGTTGGCTGAGTTACCACTACCCACAGTGCTAAGCATCGCGGATTATAGGTGCTCTTAGTTCCCAAATGCTGAGGTGAAAGAAGGATTATTGAAAGAGTTCATAATACAAGAACGTCGGCCATTATGGGATGTGAAAGTAGAAGCTTAGCATTTAGCTCAGGTTGATAGGGTTGTTTCTGAGTCTTGTGGCATCTTTCTGGAGTAACTATACGATTTGTGAAG